TGCTTACCGACTACGAACAAATAAAAGGGCTTGGCGGTTCTGAAACGTTAGACGAAATAGTAAAAACGATTGAAGATTATTACAAAATGACAAGAGAACAGCGCGAAACGGTTAAATGGTTTAATCTTGTTATACTTGCATACTTTGAAGAATCCGCGATATTGATCGATCCACAAGGGCATTCATATTGCCGCTATGTAGCATTATTCGACGGTTACGCAGAAGGAAAGCAAGCGGCCAAACAAGCCGCGCAAGTCTTACACGATGGAGAATATACAAACCGATAGAAACAACCACCAACAAAAAAGGAAGCCCGAAAGGGCTTTTTCTTTTGCTTTTTTTCGTGATCGCTTGCGTTCTGGCTGCTTGTTTATAAATTCGTCGCGTCAGGTTGCTTTTGGTTGCGTTTTTCGTCTTTCCTTGATAGATTATATTGAACGGTATTAAAAATGCGTTATATCGTCGTTTTGTGCGTTTCGGTTGCTTTTACGGTGTTTATATATGCTTTTTTGTACTTGTATATTGNNTGTATATTGTTTCTTTCTCTTTTTGGTTGTTTCTCTCTTTATGCTTTTATATATGTGTTTCTTTCTCTTTTGCTTTATGCTTCTAATGTGGTTATTACTTTCTTTTTGGTTGTTATTACTTCCTTATTGGTTGTTATTACGCGTGCGAGGGTTAACACAAACGGCCTTTCCCTTATACAATAGCGCAGGCCACTACTTTGTATCGCACATTACTGTATGCCGCACAGTATAACATCATCATATCACGGCCATTGTTACGCTGTCATTGTATCGTGTTACGTTGTCCTGTGTGCGTACATTGTATGGTTGTTTCGAAGGTCGGGTTGTATATATATAGGTACTTATACTCATACAACATTTTTAGAACAATACAAAAGAGAGAAACAAATGTCATAGAGAAACAATAGTTATACTCATACAATATTTCGACCATAATACAAAAGCATATAATATATGTGGTAAAGGAACAAAAGAACAAAGAGAGAAACAAGGAAAAAGGGGACAAAAAGCATATAAAATGATATAGAAAAGGGGAAAAGGTGTAAAAAATGTCATAAAAGGCGAATAAAATGGTGTAAAAAGTGTATCGAATAACCAAAAGTCCTAAAAAGCCAATGTCGACCAAAAATATTTTTCAGGGTAATTTTACAAACTTACTTATTCTTCCAACCAAATACGGATTTATCGCAAACAAACCGTAGATATTTAGAGAATCGCACAAAAGTATATGTTTTTATACACAATGGTTCAATAATATAAACAAACTGAAATTAAACACCAAATTGAACATTCTTATTTCATTTGCCACAAAACCGCTTGACAAAGCACATCATTTCCGCTTATAATACAGGGTGTAAGGTAATGTTTATTTTTTACTGTAAAGGGCGGTGAAACGGTGGCATATTATCGAAAAGACAATAAGAACGCCCAAGACGATTACGTTAAGCAATTAATCCAAGAGCGTGAAAAGGGATTAAAGACCGTTTTCGTTAAGACACAAGAGCATTTGAACAAAATTAAATACCAAGAACTCGAAAAAGACGCTAAAATCGAGTTTTTATGCTCGAAAGACGGGCAAGAATTGATTGAAAATTGCGCCAAAAACAAGGTTTCATTCGCAGAAATGGCAAGTTTATTCGGTTTCGGCCAAAAAGAATTACACGAATTAGCCAAAGAAACCCCCGAAATCTATGACGCGATTGATCGTGGACGAGTAAAAGAAGTCGATGAAGTCGAGCAAATGCTCAACAAACTCGCTATCGGCTACACCATCACCGAGAAACGTGAGCGTGTCATTACCGATTCGCACGAACGTGAAAGCCGTCAAACCGAACTTAACGAACGATACATACCCCCGAACTTCCTTGCCCAAAAATATGTTTTGGAAACGAAACGTGCGTTGGAGTTCCAAGCCGACAAAGCGCAAGCGGAAATCGAGAAGAATAAGATTCATCTTGAAATCGTTGTTATAGGCGAAGATGAACTGAACAAGGAATAAACCGCTATGGGTGAAACAAAACGCTTGTATCGCGTCAAAAAATTCAACCCAATGTGGATTACAAACGAAGAACTTTTAGCCCAATTCAAACGCAAGATATACAATTTCATTTGCATAAGCGGTCGTTTGGGTGGAAAAACAATCAATATGGTAACTTTAATTGGAACAACGTCAATCAATCAACCCGAATATGACATTGTGGTGTTACGGGCAAACAGTTCGCAACTTAAACAATCGGTCTTTTTGGAACTGAAAAAATGGTATTTCGATGTATTACCGATTCAACAATTCGCCAAAATCGAGTTTAGGTCAAGCCCACCGTTGTCGATAACAATGCCTACGGGAAACCAAATCCTTTTTGGCGGTGTTGGGTTGGGTTCAAAATCTGGCGCAAACCAATCTCGTGGTAAGACCGCCGAACGCAAGTTATCATTACTCGTCATTGAAGAAACCCAAGAAATCTTTTCGGGTAGCGCAGACGGTAAGGAACTCTTGCAACAAGCGATTGCGACGTATATGCGCTTCGTTGATGATAAGAACGGCAAGGTAATCTATCTTGGCAACCGCGATCGTAATGTTAACGGTAAGTTTAACGTATGGTGTCGTGAAAAGGAAAAAGACGAAACATTTTTGACAATCGAAACAAATTGGCACGATATTGAACCATTGTTGAATGACGCAACAATTCGTATGATTACGCAAGAAAAGGAACTTAACCCACGAAATTACGATTATATGTATCTTGGCATACCCATCGGCGGTAATGACTTGGTGTATGGTTCATTCACCGAAACCGTCCACGTCTTGAACAAAAAGACCACCGATACGATTTTTGCACCGCTTAACCGAGATAAAATCTATCAAGTTTATATAGGGGTAGACGGATCAAACACACGCGACAAAACGGTCTTTATGCCGATTTTTCAATTCACGAACGCAAAGTTGGTTTGCCGATTGAAAGATATGTTATATCACGACCCCGATAAGAACGGTCAATTACGAAATAGCGAAATGGCTAAAAAGTATGTCAAGGAATGGTTACGCAAATTGATTCAAGAATACGGATTGCTTCAAAAGAAGATTACATTCGTTGTTGACGGTCATTGTGCCGACTTGATTGATAACTTGCGTTATGAACTAGCGCCATTCCCAAACGTTACCATAGAAGCATTTACACGCAAAGATTTGGTTGAAACAAGCGACAAAGTAAACAATGCGTTCGTCGAGCAAATACTTTACTTGACCGATGAAGCGTGGATTGAAATGTTGACTAACCAAGAAATTCATCAAAGCAAGTTGTTTAACGAACTTCAAACCGTATGTTGGCGTGAAGATGACCCAACCAAGTTTAATGACGCGATTCCTAACGATATGACGGACGCGATTCGTTACCCAGTTGCTTACCACACCACAACGCCGTATCAAGTAAGAGATTTCACGAGAAAAGGTGGCGATTAACAAATGTCCGTATTACCTCTTGACAGCACATTAAATATTCAAAACGAGATGTCCTCACGCTTCGGTCTTAACGCACAAGCCACCTACAACCCAATCATTCGTGATACTTTTTACGCACTTGTGCCAAGCCAATTCAAATTCTATTATATGAACGCTATCAGGCGCTCGCTACATTGGTATCAAGGTTATGTTCCCGAAGTCCACAACCCACAAATTGGCATACCGTCAACGTGTATCGGAAACACGATTTGCAAGGAAATGACGAAGTTGGTTACGTCTGGCGAAGTCTTTTTCGAGAACAAATATCGCGAGAAATCGAACTCAAAAGATGGTTTAGCGCCCGTAAACGAAACGTTAAAAGCGTTTAGCAAGTGGTCGGACGCTTGTTATTTCCAAGACACGCTCAAACAACTCATTGAATATGCGGCGGCAGGTGGAACAAGCGCTGGTGTATCGTATGTGAACGGCGATAGAGATTTATACCTTGCACCGTATCGAATCGACCAATTCTTCTACCAAACGTCGTTTTCTGGCTTGATTACACACTTCGTTGGGTTTATCGGTTATTATTCCGCACAAGTTGATCGTGGTAACGGGCGCACCGCACCGCAAGACCATTATTACCTTGTTGAAGAACGGTATTATGATGATAATTTCAAACCAAAACAAAAGTTTGCTATCAAGCGTTGGATTGGCGAAGTCAACACCGCATTGTCGTTTGACATTCGTGATTGTAGCGATATGAAATGGGAACAAATCAAACCGTCCATTCAAAAACAACTGAAACGCGACTTTCCAAACATCAAGTTTGGCGTAGAATTAGATATTGACTTTACAAAAGATTTAGGCGTGTTCGTATTAAAATGGACTGCCGAAAACCGTATACCCGAAATCAAGATGGGCGAATCGGTATTGTTGAATGTTGTCGCATACTTGCAAGCGTATGAATATGCGGAAGCGTGTATGTGGACGGACTTGTATCTTGGTCGTGGTAAAGTTATTGTTCCCGAACAAATGAGAAACCCGTCAGAAGCACCACAATCGTTCTACGGCGGTTACGATAGCCAAATCTTTACGAAACTACCGATGATGAACTCGCAAGAGCAAAAGCCAATGTCGATTCAATTTGAATTACGCGCGGAAGAATGGTCGAAGATTCGTAATAATATTGCCGAGAAAATTGCTTCAACCATCGGCGTATCGGGTTCGGACTTGTTTTCTTACTTGCGTGATGTTAGCGGTGGCTCAAAGACCGCAACGCAAATCGCTGCCGAATCGCAAAAAACCATTTCTTACATCTACGAAAAGCGTTCATTGATTGTATCGGCCATTCGTGAGTTTATGAACTTGTGGCAAGAGTTTTACAAGCAAAAGGACGAAATTACAATCCGTTTCTCATCGCAAAATATGGTCAACAAGTTGGTTACGCTTGAAGAAAGCCGAGTAAAGAAAGAAATCGGTTATAGCAAGTTCGACTTGTTTAAGGAACAAAACCCCGACAAAGACGACGATCAAGTCAACGAAATGGTCGAACGGTCTTGGCAAGAAGAAAAACATCGTGAAGAAATGAAAGCGCAAATCAATATGCAAGCATTTGAACAACGGCAATCGACAAACGCAAACGGCAATCCGAAACCGAACGGTATTCAAGAAACAGAAGAAACGAATGAAACCGACGAAGTGGACGTTGAAGAATGATAAACCGCATTAAGTTGCGCGAAGATTACCACAACCGTTTGGCCGATTTGCAGTATAAAAGGCGTGAGAAAAAGCGCGATTTCATTTTATTGGCTTTGTTGATGATTTACTTTATGGAATATTTTACAAATGGTAGCGAAAAAATGTTGATGTTTCAAGCACCGTTTATTCCTAAAATCAAGAATATTGGAAACGTTGGTGCGGTGGTTAGAGCGATTGACGATGGATTAAATTATCGTGGAAAGTTGGCCGAACACATCAAAGATTTTGAGAACCGAAACAAAAAAACGATAGAATCGCTCACATCTATTATACCACAAAAACCAACAATTATCGAACAAAAAGGCGAAAAGAACTCCATTAAGGTTATGAAAGAGCAAACCGAAGTTGTCGCTTTGAACAACGACATAAGTCTAACGGTCAATCAAATGGTGTTAGGCAAAGGTATGAAACAATGGAACACGCAACGCGATTCCAAAGTCCGTAAGACCGCATTTCATCAAACGGTAGATAGGCAAGTCGTGGAAATAACCGACACGTTCAAAGCAGGCGATTTTCAAGCAAGATTTCCTGCCGATACGATGTTACCCGACTTCGACCGATATAATTGTCGGTGCTATCTAACGTATTTCAATTAAAGGAGAATTTTATATGGAATCTTATCAAGAAAGATTAGTTTCAGAAACGAAAGATTTAGCCGAAAAATTAAACAAACTCAACGGATTTATGCAAACAAAAAAATTCTATGAATTACCAAGAAATAAAAAAGATTTACTTTATGAACAATCAAGAATTATGAGCGAATATTTACAAGTTCTTGGAAAAAGATTGGAATTAGATTTTATCAAGTTGACAGACGATTTTTGGGGAATTACATCTACCTAACGTATTTCAATTAAAGTGGACAGAGCCACCACTTAAAAAACGAGTCGCCATTATAGACGGCAAGTTCGAAATAGTCTATTAAATCAAGGTATTTTGCGGAAACGCATTATATATCTTCAAAACTACGCCATTGAATATCACCGCTTGCTTACGAAAAGCCAAAGGTTGAGTAATAAGACCACAAGCCGTCTATTCTTTCGTGTAGCCCAATTAAGGGGGAGAACGCGCGTGTTTAATTTTTTGAAGCGAAAGGGGAAAGCACAAATGCTTACCAAAGAACAAATCGAGCAGTTGACACCTGAACAAAAGGCCGATTTACTCGCATTGTTACAACCGATTGTGCAATCAACGGAGAGCCAAACGGCAACGATTGAAACCACAGTAGGGGTTGTGCCAGATGTCGAAGCGCCCGTAGTTCAAGCGCCAATCATCGAACAAGCACCACAAGTCGTTCCACAACCGCAAGTCGATTTTGATAGCAAGTTTGCCGAGATTACGAAAACGTTAGACGATAAGTTTAACGGCGTTGTCGAAGCGCTTGCAAAGAAATTGGAAGAAAAAGATTCGTCCATAAACGCGATGAAAGCCGAAATATTGGAAATGAAACGCACCGCACCCACGATGGTAGCACAGCCAATCATTACCAATCCCACGCTTGAAACTCCTCGTGATATGGAACAAAAGAAAGCGCTCAACAGTTGGTTTAACTCACCGAGTTCCCAATTTATGAACGCAGGCAAAAAATAAAAAGAAAGTAGTTGATTATTATGGCATACGCCACCTTTACGGGTGTAAACGATACCGCGTTACACGTTGCGGTTTCTAACACCATCATCGAACGCGTCGTTATGGACGTTGTTCACCGAGATAGATTGGGTATCACGCAAGTTTCGACCAATGATATTGGCGCTGGCTACGTTCGTGTTCCAAAGATTAAAGCCGCCGTAGGTAACTTCCGCAAACTCGGCGAAACGACCAATGGCGGTTTCTTCGATTCGACGTATGGCACGAATGACGTTCTCGGCCTTGACGAAGATGGAATTGAATTGCTTTATATCTACAATAAACCCGAAATCGTACCGATGTCGCAAAGCGCTTTGTCGCTCGGCGGTTGGGCAAAAGTTGAACAACGCGCAAAAGAAATCGGTAAACGTATCGCCGATCAACTGAACGCCGGCACGATTGCTCATCAAGTCGCCGCCGTTACTAATGCGGTTATTGCCGCAAGCGGAACTGAAACGAACCGTATCTTTACCTACACCGTTGGAACTTCTGGCGATGTCCTTGCCAAAATTCGTGGTGCGGTTGCTTCCGTTGACAATGGCGACGCCACCTACAAAACCCTATTTTCCCAAGCGGGCCGTATTTGGATTATGCGCCCGACAGGCGTTCAAGATTTGTTCTCCGCTGGCAACGTAATCGTTGGTGGGTCTAACTTCGCTCAAGAAATCGTCCAATTCGGCGGTCTTGACGCTGACACCGTTCCTGCTATCGTTTCTGGCTATCGCGGTATGATTTACGGAACTCCCGTATTCCAAGTTCCCGATTTCATTTGGACGCAAGTCGAACAATGGCTCGGCGTTTCCGCAGGCTATCTTGACAACATCGTTGGCTTGTATTGCGCGTTTGAAGCAACGGGCCGCGGTTATGCTTATCCGCAAAGCACCAAAGTTGTTGACGCTCGTGGTGGACAAGGTTTGGAAATTCAACCCGAATCCAATTTCGGCGTAAAAGTTTTCTTTGAAAGCGGTATTAAACTGCTTGCGAAAGCGGCCTTTGTTGAAGGCTCGACTCCGCTTGTTGTTCTGCCGTTAGGAAGCCAATCGTAACCGCGCCTACGTCCTTGACAGTAACTGCGGCCGGTAGCGCGACCGAAGTTGAAGTAGACGCTACGCTCGTTCTTACGGCAACGCCGAACACCGCATTGAATCCGCAGTATTATGCAATTAAGTGGGTTTCCAATGACGCTACATCGGCCAAAGCATCGTTTGCACCTGCCGAAGGTGCTACCACGACCGTTACGGGTGTTGCGGCAAACGCTACTGCTGTTAAGTTTACGGCAGAGATTATGTCCGTTACCTATGTTAATGGTGTGAGAACGCTTGTTGAACTTGACCCAGACATCGAAGATGACATTGACATTACCGTTGTTGTTGCAGGTGAATAACTAAATTAAATTAGGGTGGCACGATCGGCAAAGGTTTTGCCGCCCTTCTTTATCGGGTAGCAGGAAGCATAAAAGGTTGTTCAAATCAACCAAACCCGACCAAAGGAGAATATATGGACGACACAAAAGTATTAGAAACAATGGACAAACAAATCAACGAAACGGTAGATATGACGGAAGAATTATACGAGATGAAAGGGCGAATCAACTTGGTGTATTTGGACGTGTTGGACAAATATATGAACACGAAAGCGGTTGTCGAGTTTAACTTCCTTGAGTTCCTAAAAGCGCAAACAAAGAACATCGACACTCGTGAAAAGTTTGAAACGCTTATGGCAACAATCATTTCGGAGATGGAAGAAGTCGAGCCAAAAACGACCGTTCTCAAATGGGAATTGAAGTTAGCCAAACGCGTTTACAATGACGTTGCACTTGCAAAAGGCAAGTTGTTCCAATTCCAAAACGAGAAAATCAAAGTCAAGTATGACGGCCAAGACGTAGAGTATGAGCCGATTACATTCATTAAAAAAGAAGATTTAGCAAGTTAAGGGGGAGTTACAATGCCAACGATTACAACCGAAATGTATTATGATTATGATAAACACCTTTACATCTTGGACATTGAATATGTTAAAGACAAACTTGGCATTGATTTTATTGAAAACGAAGGCAGTTTGACAAAGGGCAAAGACAAGTTATACCAAATCTCACGCACGATTTACAACTTCATTTACAAGCACACGCATTACAAACAGTTTATGGAGTATCGTCTTGCGTTTGATGAAACGTTGCGCCCAATCATTCAATCGGTTTTGGAAGAACAATGTCGCTATGAAGATAAGACGAACGCCGAATATCTTGCTATGCAAAGCGGAGTAAACGTATTAAACGGAGTAACCATTCCGCTTGAGCGTTTTCGTGGCGAAGCAAGAATCGACCCGAACGCCCACGATATTTTAAGACAAGAAAAACTGTTGTTTGGCGGTCAATTTTTCCGTATGCCGTTGACTTACGATTATGACGAGTTGGGGTATTAGATATGGCGAACATAGGTGCAGGCGAATCTTTACACGCTTATCTTGTTAAGAAAGAAAACGTTAATATCGTTGATGCTTATTTTAGGGCAAATATAGTTCCTAATGTTTCGATTGCCAAGATTGACGATATGATTCCGTTCCGTTACCGATTCCTTTCCACAACCGAAATGACCTTTCAACCTATATCGGCACATTTGAAAGGGAAGTTTGACGGTGTATTATTCACAAGCGAAACGGACATTTTTGTCAATGAACGTGATAAAATCTATTTCAGCGATGGTTTGTTGCAAGGCAAATATCTAACGATTACTCGCGTTATTCCGCAAGTGCATATTGGTGCGTTTGTAATCAATAAAAAATACCCGAAAATCATCGAATTGGCGTGATAATATGTTCGACCGAACAAACATTGTAAACGATATGAACACCGCTTTGGGGTTGGCTCGTAGCGTTGCACAATTCAAGACAGGCAATCTTCGTTACAATAGCATAAGCGCTTATCTAACGTACGATGGGTGGGCGGTTCAATATTCGCTTCAAAACGCATTTTACATTTACTTTCTTGAAGAAGGAACAAGATTCACAACACGAAATCAAGGTTTCATCGCCAACAAAACCGTTCCTTTAATATCGAATTTCTTATATTCAAAATACGCAACCAAAAATATGAGAGAAGTCGAATCGTATAATCAACAAGCAACATTTGGAAATCAAGACATTTTTTCAAAAACGAACAATGAGCCAATGCTTGAAGAACGGTTGAACAGATATTTGTTTAGCAATTTCTTGGACTTGGACAAGATTTCAAAAGGTTACGAATGGCAACACGACGCAAGTTACGAAAGACCAGCGATGGATAAGTTTGCGAAAAGGTAGGTGGAATAATGTTACAAGAAGCATTTAGAAGTAATATTGAATCGAAACTAAATAACAATACGCTCAACAAAGAATTTCGTGTTGGGCAATTTGTTAGGTTAGACGACCAAAGCGATTTATTCGTTTACGACATTCGTGGTGGTTACGAGTTGATTTCAACCGATTTCATTCCCGTTATGATGACAATGACATCGACATATCAAGCGATACCAAAGCAAATCAACGGCTTGGCAACCATATCGTTACAATTTCTTGTTCAAGCAAACGACAAAGCACAAACCGATTTAACGATTTCGAGTATGGACGAAATTGTAAGCAAAGTCGTTGGTAATTTTGAGTCGATTGTTGACGGAACAACTACTTACAAAACGGTTTGGAATATGGACGCTTTGTTCCCAACGGGGTCGCTTGAACTTATCAATGGTGTGTATTACACACCTATCACCACAACGATATACATTGACTTTTCGGACACAAACTCTTACGGAAACGAGTATGAGTATTACATCAACGAAACGCAAATCGTTCCATATTCGGTTAATATTCAGCGCTCGAACGAAGAAGATTTGCCACATATTCTTGGCGAAACGGAAGCCAAAGGCGGTATGAAAACAAGTCAATGGACGGCAACGGTTACGGTCTATATTGACGATTTCATTTCGGAAATTATTGATGAGTTTTCAACGCCCGAATACGATATGGACACCGATTACAAGTTTAGCGAAGTAACGCCGACACGATCAACGCCGTTAGATATTACGGCACGAATCCAAAGCGCCGTTTACAATCCCGAATTGGGTGTCAAAACCTTTGCGACGATTACGTTTGTGAAATCGGACGGAACTTACATTGAACCGACATACACGATTACATACACTCTTAACGGAGGAACAAACAACGCAAGCAATCCTGCAACATTTATTTATGACGATATGCCAATTACGTTGCTAAATGCAACAAGAACGGGTTATGCGTTTGCAGGTTGGTTTACCAATATCAATTTGACAAATCAAATTACTCAAATCACGCAAGTTGGAAACATTACGCTTTACGCAAAATGGACACCGACAAATGTTTGGATTCAATCTTTGGGTGGCGAAACCTATTGGAACGCCCAAAACGCTTTGGGTAACGCTGGAACAAGCGCCGCCGTAGGTGTTAATTTAAGCCCGACGGAAGATCCGACACCATACGCAACAGGATTCGCTATGCGTGTTTCAAACGGCGCAATACCTGCCGAGTATTATTATTTTGTTAAAAAC